CTGGCTCTGTCCCGGGGACCCACCATTCGTGGACGTACACATCGAAGCCGTTAGCCTGTAGTGTAGACTGGATATAGTCTGGGTCCTGGCCGCCTAAGGTCTTCCAAGTAATATCTAACCGGTCGCGGCGTAGCTGCTCAGTAAGACCGTAAGACCTTAGCCCGAACTGCTGCTCCCAGCGCTCGAGTTCCCTAGTCGTACTCGGTAAGATATCAAAGAGAATACGGTCGTGGTAGTTCTTAACATCCACACCTAGAGGGGCTAGCCCCGCCAGGAACTTACGCAGTGTTTTATCTACGGTAATACGCCACGCGCGAGCGTTAGGTAATAAGTGCGTAATAATCCGTAAAAATGTGTCTATCATAAGTAAATTACCTCTCCGAGTTTAGCTTTTTCTCCTATACCTAAAGTATAAAGGTCTACCAGAGCAGTAGTTCCCTCTAAGTAGATAAAAGCGTTCGTAAATACTCCACCCGCAGCCGTAACCACGTCGTCCACAACTCCCGAGACCGACGCTTTAGTGATACGGTCTTTACGGGGAGGCACCGATAGACCTATAATAAACGGCTCTCTATCTAGGAAAAACTCCGTAAGTGCTGTCTCTATATCCGCCCTAACTTGCGCCAGGTCGTCGGCCACTAAGCCTGATACCCTAACGTCGAAGCCCGTACGCGTAATCCCGAAAGCGTTTACTAAAGCATTCGCTGGTCTACGTGTAGCTAGCCCACTCTGGTCTAAGTCGATAGAGACTAGGACAGCCTCGAGCTGAGCCGTCGTAGGAATGCCATCCGCGTTCCCCGAGCTTGCCACTGTGGCTTCCGCATAGACGTCGACCTGCCCCGGGTTAGTGCTTGTATACGGATAAATGTTAACAATACCCGCCGTCTCTTCGCCCCACTGTTCATAGTCAGCGTATGCTCCGCCCTGCGGTCTCTTTTGAAACCTGTCGACGATACGCTGACGGTAAACCTCGAAGTCTTCCGCGTCTGCACCTGTAACCGTTTGAGATATAACCTCGGTGTCCCTAGCCACATTAGCCAGAGGGTTAGCGAACGAGATTATCGCTCCCGCCGTTAAGTTTCCTATCGTTCCAGCACCTCCGCCGCCAGCCTGGTCGGCTGCGGCTCTTACTGTTACCTGCTTAGTCACAGCGTCTAACGCTATAGAACCAATAGTTATATACGTTACGCCGTTCGTAGCTGTAAGCTGCGTCCCAGAAGGTAGCGTACCCGTTTGGTTCTCGACTGTTATTTCCACAAGTAGCTCGGCCTGTGTAGCCCCTACCGGGTCTCCAATACCTATAAGTCTACCCCATTCTATAAGGGGAGTAAGTATCTTACCATTAATAACCGTCTGTTTAGTGCTGGCCGTACTTACGAAAATCTGTAAGAACGTAAAGCCACCGTATTTGTAAAGTAATATAAAAACTCCCGCCAGAGCTTTAGCTAGTACACGGATAAACGACTTAGGTAAAAGCGGGATAGTTTGGTTTAGAGAGGCGCTTATCTGTGATACGATATTATCGCTTATCTCTTGTATAGTTGGCGTTTGTAAACTCACGACGTCGTCCTCCAGTTTTCTACGAATTTAAAAGTCTCTTGGTCTATATTAATAGCTAATTCTATCATATTTAACCCTAAAATACTAGCCGATACATTTATATCCGTAGCGACTCCCTCGTTTTTAAACCAGGCTAAGTCCCGTTTCGCCGCGTCTTCGACCCGTAGTAAGTTCCCAGACGTAATTGGTAGAGACTCTAGTAAGTTCTGCGTCTCGCTTATATATTTGCGTGATTTTTCTGTCTCCGTGATGTTACCCCACCAGGTCTTATTGTTGTCCGCTAGCCCGTCGTCGTCTTCATTACCTCCGAATAGGGATAAGTAAGCCGCCGTTCGTAGGCCGCCCGACATTTCGACAAGTCCGTTAGTTACAGATATCTCCCCGTCGTCGTTAGTTTGATACAGTAGTACATCGCCCTCTTGCATAGTTTACTCCTCTATTCTGTAGGGGTTGACGGGTCGGTCTGGACTCCGCCCCCCGCGTCATTTCCGTCGTTTTGTAGGTGCGTGTGGTTGTCTAAGCTTACGCCTGACGCAGTTATCACGTCGCCACCCGTAGTTATACGTGCGCCGTTCGCTTCTATCTCGCCGTCTGGTTTAAGCGTTAAATAGCCGCCAGCATTGACTAGCGTAGCCTCACCTGTATTTTTTAACCACAGTTCGACGATACTAGCTCCTGAGCTGTCTCTCGAGTAGATACGCTTTTCCCCGGCCGCTGCTTTTTGGTCGTTCTTAGGGTCCAGGTATCCGACTACCGCCGAACCGCCCGAGCGTTGAATACCTACGTTAACTACGTAATCTCCTGCTAACGGGTGCGCGTCGTCTCCTGGGGCCGAGAAGTGCTCCGCCGTAACGTTTGGCCCACCGCCCGGGTCGAGCTTAGCGTCTGATAGCTTCGCGCCGTTTCGCGTACCTCTAATAAAGGATAGTAACTTCCCTAGTCCCATGGTAACACCTCCGGTATTTTTCCACTAAACGAACCCGGTATTACTAGGTCTAAAGTAGCTGTCTGACTGTTTTCGTCACGGCTAAACTCTACCGAGCGGATAACGAGGTTATATGGTTCGTATATCATAGCATTATTTGACTGTAAATTTACTAAAGTGTTTGGCTGCCACAATTTACCCGCCGGGTCTCTCCATGTATTTACTGATAACTTATAGGATACCATATTACCAAACATACGTCCAGCTTTAGCCTCTACGGCCTCCTTAAGGGTCCCCGACTCTGCGTCTTGGGCCAGGAACGTAAACGGTCGTAACAAGGTAGTAAGTTTCCCGTTTTTAACGGTAAATACATCGCCAGCAAGTCCTACGACGATAGGTTCTATCCCTGTAACGTGGCTATAGTAATCCTGTGGGTTAAATGTAGGCGAAACTGATACGACCGGACTCTCGCCCTGGCGTAATTTTGCTACAGGTACCCCATTCTCTATAGATTTACGGAATAGTAACTCCCCGCGTTCGGTGCTGGATATAACTAAGTTACGCTGACGTGCTAGGTCTGAGATAAAGTCTAGTAACTTCTGTCCCGGATTTATAGCCACACGTTCAAAGACTGCGCCTGGTTCCGCTTCGAATACTGCGCTAAGGCCGAAAGGCTTTATGACTGCATTCGTAAGCGCTTGTAAATTCTGGTTATTATATTCTAACGGGTAGGCACTCGCTGGAGCCGTACAGTCATTAAGTACACCTGGCATAGAGTATGCGCTTACCTGTATAACTTTACTGTCCCCCAGTGTAGGTATTACAGATATCATTGTCCCCTTAAAAAGAGGTTCGCCGCCGACCGTAATCTCGGTAGATTTAAACGAGAACGGTCTAAACGTCTCTTTAAAACTAGCCAGGTTAGGCTCGAACGGTGCCCCTATGTCTAGCGTATCCATATTATCGATACCACGCGTAAGCTTTATAGACGTCCAGAACCTAAAACGTTTACCGTCAATTAATAACGCTACCTCGTCCAGGTTTTCCGCCTCGGCGGTCTGCGGCTTGTTTTCATTAGCTGTGGGGTTCGCTGGTATGATTAAAGACGTACCAGGTTGCAGCGGTTCACTTGCACCCGGGTTCGCTTGTATAATATTGCCCGTGTACTGTTCGGTACCGTACTGCTTGCGCGATATAAGTTCGAACGTGTCGCCAGATACTACACTATACATAATATACCACCTCTTTACCTTTTGGAAGCTCTAATATTTCCGAGCCGCTAAAATCGTTACTATCGATTAAGAAGTCCAGCTTATCATCTACACTACCGTAAAGCTCTGCCGTTAAATCCACGATAGTACGAGCGCGGTCTAGGATTATTCTACGCTCTTGCTTTAGTGAGAACGATATCTCAACTAAGAACCCTGCCGTAAGAGCTACAGCGTTCTGGAGTTGCTGGTACGCTGCTCCTGTGTCTATCGCTTCCAGTTCTGTGAGGTTCGCGTCTTTCCAGGTGCTTACTTCGTCGAACTGTTCTAACACTGCCGCTGCTGCCTCGATAGCGTCTGCGCGCGTCTCGAATTGATTATTAACAGTCGATAGTACAGACCCAGTAACATATGTCGCCGCGTATAAATCTTTAGTATAAAAGTCGATAGGGTCTGCGCTTATGCTAGTCTCGCCGTCTGCGTCTGATATAAGAGATGTAGCCAGGTTTTTATATGCGTCCAGTTTAGCCGTAATTAATGAGAACGCCCTAGCTGGTGCCTGGATAAGTTGCATAGTCTGAAACGCTAACGTAAGCGGTTGTCCGATTAACACGTCAATACCGCGATTAATCGAGTCATTAATGGCCTTAAATTCCGCCCGTACCTCTGCGACTGTATCAGCTACCACACCAAGGCCGCCCTCTACGTCGTCTAAAAAGATGTCATATTTATTTTTAAAGGTAGCTTTTTTAACGGCCGTATCTAAATTAATATTTTCTTCGAACTCTGCCGCCTGCGAGCTATTGAACGCCTCGACTGCTGCTACGACTTCACTCGCGGGGTCGTTCTGTGCGCTCGGATAAATAAGTCCAATAGTAGACATAAACGTAACTTCTATTATAGCCTGGTTTCCGGCTGTCTTAAGGTCGTCTCGTCTCGTAATATTTCCCGTAGGTACTACATCCACAGTTCCGTAGATAGGGTGCTCCAGTTTCCCAGCCCCGACTTCAAAGAGTGCAGCGTCGAACGCGTCCGCCTCTAGGTCATAATTTGCGCCCCAGAATATGCAGAGTAACGGAAACATACGCCCGTCGCTTCCGTTCGGCTGCACATATGTACCGTCCGCGTCCGGGAACCCGAAGTTAGCTGTCCTTTTATTACGCGAGTTACTTACATTCTCGAACTCGAACGTATAACGGTCGCCTGACGGGGAGATATACGCCGCCTCTTTTAATCTGTCAGTCCACGACATATCTAAAACCCTCCTGTCTGTTGTAATTTAAGGCTAGGTCCCATACTAGAGTTAGTTACCTGAGCGCTACCTGTACGGTCTGCGATAGTTATTTCCGCCGACGTCTTTTTCTCTTCGATATTACGCGCGATACGTTCCTGCGGGCTTACCATTTGACTAGCTGGCTGAGCCGCGAGTTTAGCTTCGTCTCTTCCGAACCCGAAAAACCCTTTAATACCTGCGCCTATGTTGGAAACTTTGTCTCCGATAGCCCCCGTTACGTCTGGGATACTGATATCTGTAATAGCTCCGATATTATCTTTAACCCATTTTATAGCTTTTATTAAAAGCCCCATAGGTGCTAATATAGCCTGGATGATACCAGGTAATGAGTCAAAGCCAGCCGCAACATCGTCAATCCATACTACTAGCGCGGTAAAGCCTGCTATAAGTGCGGCTATCCCCAGGACTATAAGTCCGATAGGGTTCATAGCTAAAACTAGATTAACCGCTGTCATAGTTAGGACGAATGTCTTTAGGACTGTTGTAAGTGCTATAAACACGCCTAGGGCTATTCCTATTCGTTTACCCCAGGTTACTATCGACTCGAAGTTATCTATAATCATTTTAAGGAACCTGCCTATATTAGACGCGATAAGTTGTCCGTTAGCCCTAACCCAATCTGTCATACGGTCGACTACTTCGCTCAGTGGCCCTTGGTTCATTGAAAAAATAGAGATTTTAACGCCCTCTACTGCTGACATAAGACTTTTTAGTCTACCCTGTAAAGTATCTCGCATAGCTGCCGCCATTTTAGAGGCTGCGCCCCCAGAAGCTTCTAGCTCTCCTCGGTAGGCCTTAAGTTGCTTTTCTCCGGCGTTCATTAAAACGTTAACTCCAGCGATAGCTTCCATACCGAAAACAGACTGTAAGGCTGCCGCTTTTTGAGCTGCCCCCATACCTTTAGTAGCTTTATTAAACTGCCCTATAACCTGGGTAATATCTCGTAAGCTGCCGTCCTGGTTTGTAAGCTGAATACCTAGTCTCTTAATAGTTTTAGCTGCGGCACCCGTAGGCGCCTGTAAACGTATGAACATATTTTTAAGAACTGTACCCGCTTTACCACCTTTAATACCTGCGTTAGCTAGTTCTCCCGTCAGCGCTGCGAACGTTTCCATAGACGCTCCGGCTGCCGTAGCAACTGGCCCCCCCTCTTTAATTGTATCGAACATGAGTTCGACGGTAGTATTCGCGCTAGTTGTGGTTTTTGCGATAAGGTCGTTAACCCTAGCTAGGTTCTTACCTAACTGGGCCGAGTCTTTAGTCATAAGCCCGAACGCCCCTAGGGAGTCAGACGCTACATCTGTAGCTGTTGCTAGGTCGACCTGTGCCGCGGTAGCTAAATCCACAACTCCTGGAAGCGCGGAAACTGCCGCCTCTGCGTCGAACCCTGCCATAGCTAAGAAGTTAAGAGCCTCAGCTGCCTGAGAGGCTGAGTATTCAGTGGAAGCCCCCGTCTTACGTGCTGCGTCTTCTAGCATTTTAAAAGCCGGCGTACCCTTTTTTACTTCGCCAGGAAACTTTGCTGCTGCGTTTACGAGAGTCTGCTCGAACTGTGCCCCCGTGTTGATAATATCGGCCATGGCAATGGAAACCGTCCCCAGAGCTGCAGCACTGTACGCCGCGCCTCTTTTTATGCCATCGCCGAGTCTATCCATATTTTTATTAACACGGTATAACCCCCTCTCCATAGAGCGGGTCATTTTTCCGACTTTATTCTGCATACGCGTAACTGGAGCGCTAACGCGGTCTATTGCTTTAAAAACTGCTTCCACTGAAAAACGTCCAGCCATTTTTTATCCTTTCGGTTTTGTATGTTCCTTTAGCTCTGGCCTTAAGCCATTGTAAAAGAAGCGTATCTCCGAAGCGCTAAGAGTTCTAACGTCCGGTAATCCCGGGTAATCCCGGGTAATTTGGAGGAGCATTTCCGCGTAAACAGGTCCCGCCCTATGCTCTCCTTTAACGAACTTATCGTCCGCCCCGTATCTAACCAGAGGCGTTTTAACTACCCCAAAAAAAGTGTAGTAACCGCCAGACAGATTTTAAAATCGGCGTTTTTCATTTTAGAAAAAAGGCCCGAACTAGTCTGGGTATAGTCTGCCATTAAAGCCATCATTTTACCCATGTCCTCCGTTTTCTTTTTACGGTCCATCGCCATATACGTAGCGCCTGTAGGTTCGTAAAAAGTAATAGGGTTAATATCCCCCCCAGCTCTTTGTGGAGTGAACACGGGACACCCGGCTTCATTAACTGTCATAGCTCCAGACATAACCGCTTTTATGATACGTCTTTTAGCCTGTTCGAACCCTTTACGGTCCTCTTCGTCCATAAACGATGTATCGAAGTCTAAATCCATAGCCTCGCCGAAGCGTTCGAACTCCTGCTCTGCCATTTCTCTACTTATTTTATTTTCTGCCATAATTTACTCCTTATTGCTTTGTAAGTTCGCCCGGTCCCATAAGTGACACGGCCGCCGTAGCGTTTTGGCTACTTGCTGATAATTCCCCAGTGATAATCGCTGTACCTTGGTAAACTGTCCCAGACGCATACGTAATCGATATCGCAAAATAATCTTTTGCATTAGATAGGTCCTGTAGAAACTCGTGGTCCCCTCTAGTATCATCTACCTCTACCGTAAGACCATCAATACTTAAAGGTACTCTAGTCTTAATAATACGCGCTGTACCGTTTCCATTAGCTTGTACCTCATTCTCAAACCCACCCAACTTACGCTGAGCCTCCGCGTCTGCTGCTACTGCAAAGATACGACCCGATAACGAAATCGCCTCTATACTTCCGCCTACTCCTGCCATAATTTACTCCTTTTCTTTTACGCTACGACTGTAGCTGTACCGAAATAAAATCCGAAGTTTAAGTCTACAGAGATTATGTTCGTATTTCCGCTTAATTGCACAGTTAAAGCTATGTCTAGCCTCTTAGGGTTTTGTTCGCTAATTTGAGCTAGTGTATTCTCTTTAGCTGTTTTAGGGTCGCTTATTATAGCATTTAATCCTAAGCTATCGATAAGAGCGTTCGCTGCTGCTACTGCCATTTTAGGCTGTTTAGCTTCCGAGTTAATTGTCGGTTGGTCGTCTGGGATTAACGGCGCACCATCCCACTCGTCCGTAGCAAAGATAAGATTTAAGTTAAAGATAATATTCTGTAACTTAACGATATCACATACATAACGGTACGCTGGACTAGGGTCGCCTGACGGGTGGTAAAATGTAACCGTATCCGATATATTTATAACGCCGTCTTTAACTTCGATAGTCGAGCTACCTTTTTTAACCGCCACGTCTCTATCGACATAGGTCCACTGGTCCCCGTCGTCGCCTGGATTTAATGTGTCGGCGTCTTGGCTACCGTAGTCTCTAGGTGGGTTATTTTGTGCCACTTTAACAATACGCGCTAACTGACGAGCTGCAACTGCGAACGGTAAATCTTTAGAACCTGGCGCCACTAATTGCGAGTTCGTTCTATCTGTTTTACGCGTGTCTGACACTGCCGTAGCCGCGGTAACTGTTGTAGCGGTATTCCCTGTAAACACAATAAGGGGTTTACGAGTAAGTGCTCCCCAGCGTCCCTCCCCGAAATTTGAGAACTTATCCAGAGTCGTAGTGTCTGCAATTTCTAAACAGTTAAGGACCATAGTCTCCCATACATCCCCCACCTGAGTAAGTGCGTCGTCTACATCCGGATTAATAAGTCCCCCCGTAGGTTGTGTAATTGCGAAAGTAATCCCGCTGTTATCTACACTTGTAGCTACTACCTCGATAAATAGGTCGTTACCACTTGCGCCAGCCCACTTAGCCTCTAGCCCTACGTCTGTAGTGTTATCTGTAGCCGACATAGGTAAATTTAATGCCGCGTCTAAAGCTGCCGTCATAGCCGCCGTAATTGTAGCTACTGTATCGCCTGCCGCTACTGCGAACTGCTCCGACTGAATGTTATTAATGTTAATAACAAAAGACGCCGCCCCGGTTGCTGCACCGCTCGGAGTAATGTCTCCCGCGGAGGCTACACCTGACACGTCGTCCTCCAAAGGATAAACCGTTACAGGGATTGTCCCTACTCCGTCTCCGTTAGTTGGTAATAGCTGTAAAGCTGCTAAATGTATCGGCGACCCAAAACCGTATAACTGTGCGGCCTCTAAAGCGCTCGTTACCTGTCTTTTAGTTGTCCCGTAAACTGCTGAGGTAGACCCCTGCCCGACAATAGCCACACGTTGAGGTAAAAATAAAACCCCTCCGCCTCTTAAATCTTTAAAAGCCGTTTTAACTCCGACAACTCTAGCGACTGCTGAGAGGTCCACTGCTGTACTAACTGCCATCTAATACTCCTTATTATGTTATATAGTCATAGTCCGCGTCGAAAAGAACTTCTCCGTCCTCGGCGCGTTTAACTGTTGCTGATAGTAATTCTAACATATCTCCGCTTATTTGTGGCGAAAATTCGTTAAACTTTACTTTAAATCCTATTCGAGCCGCTATAACTGGTCGAACGTTCCCTCTGTCCTGTTGAGGTTGGAACATTACTATAGTTTGTGGCCACCGCTGCCATACCAACCCACGAAGACCTAAGTACGTATATTCTGCGGACATTAAAATATTACGTATTAAACGTATTACTCGCTGTACCGTGAACGCTGCCTCCTGGTCGCCTGGATTATGGCCCCCCGCCTGATTATCCGAGGAGTTAGCCACTCCATAACAATCTATATTAAAAATAGCTTCCGTAGCTTGTTTTTCCACGATATTACTCTGGCTTTCCGCGAAATTACTATTATCATACCAGATGTTAACTATCGGAGTTAATTCTGTGATGTCATTTAAGTAAGCCTCCCACGGGTTCGAACGCTCTGTGTATACTTTAAAGTCCCACAGTGCCCCGTCTTTACCTGCGTCTACTGCTAATCCCTTTTGACTAACTACTTCCGTAGCTAAAATAACCGCTATCCGGTCGCGTATAATCTCGAAACTGTCCTGTTTATCTATAAGAGTCTGTATCATACTACAAAGGCCTCCAGAATACAAGTTATTAGACCTAGGGTCCTGTCTGGGTTGGACTGAATAACTTTAAAAGTGTAAGGGTTACCGTTAATATCGTCGAACGCTACTAACCACGGTTTACTATTTTTATCTGTTACCCCTACCGGTAAAGAGTTAAACCCCGCCTCGAATATTGAGGCCACACGAAGAGCTACAGAAGCCGAGCGTCCGCTAACGACTTGGCCGGTCTCCGGGTCTACTACTTGCGAAATATCATTCGACGAACCCGTTAAAGGACTACTCGTACCATCTGGAGCCGTAACAGTTATAGGCCAGCCGAAACCGGTAGCGTTATCCTCTAGGATAAATGCTAGGTCTGCCTCGGCTTGTTGGCGTAAGTTCATTACTCAATAAACCCAGATTTTTTTAGGTTGTCGAAAGTTTCCTGTCCGCCCGGAAAGTGCTCCGGTGTTACAGGTGTACCCTCTCCTAAAATGCCTTTAAGACTTGTAAGAGATTTACCCTCAGCAATAACAGGCCGTTTAGCTGCTGCGTCTGCTTCTGCCTTAGCTGCTGCGTCTGCTTCTGCGATATCTTTAATCGAGTCTTCTAATGCTTCGATAGCAGTTTTACGGGAGTCGCTCTTAGCCTTTTCTAGGCTTAAAGCTTCCTCTAGTGTTTCCGATGGATAAACGTTTTTTAACTCTTCCTCTAGGTCGGCGACTGATAGAGCTACCAGTGCCGACGCTATTTTTAATTTACTCATAATTTACCCCTTAGATATTAATATCGAGACACCCGAAAGTATCGATAGCCGTAGGTATCATTAATGGACGCGTACCAGCTTGAACATATAACGTCTCGCCGTCTTCTGTAATCCACCCCCTAGTCTGTAAATCCATTACTCCGTCAGTATCCCTTAGACGTGTAAATAATTCTGCAGGAACTCTCGAGTCCATAGTAATAGACGGAATAGCTCCGAACGTAGCGTCTAGTCTACCCATAGAAGCACGTACTACGACTTTATTGTCTAGGATATACTTAGTCGGGTTCCCTGTTTGAGGGTCTTTGTATCTACCTGCATAAGTATAAATGTCATATTTATAATTACCAATATCCACAGTACCCCTATAAATCCCACCATTACCCATAGCGTCGATAGGAACAATTCTGCCCATATCTCCACGTCTTAAGTCTAACTTACTTTTAACGTCTTCGTCAGCTATGAATAACTCATAAGCACGCTCTCCCATAACTAGCATATCTGGGTCCTCTAAACCATCAGAACGAACAACGTTAGCCAGGTCCTCGATATCTTTAATCTTAGTCGAACTCGCACTCGTCCACGCTACCGAAGCAGTCGGGAAGTG